AAGAAAAAAGGACAGTTTGTAACCAATCCTGAACTTGGAAGTTCTGTAGACTTTTTAGTAATTCCTAAATGTTTAGAACTTTATTTTGTAAAAGAGATAAAACCAGAACAAGTTCTTAAAGAACCTGAAAAGTACGGCTTACATATCTATGATATGTGTGCAAGTTTCAAAGTAAGTAAAGATTATCAGGTTTTATGGAACAATCAAAAACAGCAAAGACTTAATAGGTTTTATGTGAGTAAAAATGCTCCTTTTCTATATAAACAAAAAAGTTCTAAAAGCAAACCTGATAATATGCTTAAAGGATGGGGTGTTCAAATTTATAACAACCACGAAGAAAAACCTTTTAAAGACTATAATATTGATAATCGGTTTTATTTATCAAAAATCAATAGCATTATTTCTGAGTTAGAAAGTAACAATCAAATTCAAATGTTTTAAAACGACAACTTATAAACAATCAATCACTAATATTGAATTACCTTAAAAATTATTTGAACAATGAGTTTAAAAAAAAAAAAAAGATCATTACTTAAATGCGACTGCTCTGCTAAAAGAATCAATGGCGGAGTATGTACTTGTGAAGTAGACCTTGTGGTAGAGGAAGAAGAAAAAGATTTAGAAGAAATCACTACTGATGACACTGATGATACTGATGATAGTGTTTCTGATTCTGATTCAATTTTTGATGATGACAGTATTTTAAATAGACCGTCAATATGAATGTAGAAGCAATAAAAGAAAAGATGGAAAGGTATTTTGCTACTGCAACACCTGAACAAATAGTAAAAGAATTTGAAGATTTAGGAGTAGAATTTGAAGTTAGTCATTGGCTATGGTATTGGGGTTGGAATCAAAATGATTTAACTAAACACTCAAATAAAATAAAATTTTATGACTTTGATGAAATGAAAGAATTTAGTGCTAAACACTCTTATTCTTGTCAACATCTAAAACCTAATTATTGGTCAAATTATGAATACATTGATTCAACAATTACAGACAACTCCTAAGTGGAAAGAGTTTGAATAGTGGTATAAGAATAGATACATGACAGTTGGTTCTGAAGTAGTCAATAATGCTTTATTTAAACATAAAATAAAATATCAACACTTCGATGAATGGAAAGGTGTGTTCGAGAAGTTTATTTCTAAAGATAATCTTGACATAACTGTAGATGGATATTTAGGAGATGAAACTTATGGTATTTCTGGAAGTTCACCAACATTTACAGACTGGAAATGGTTTGATAATTTCAAGCAACTTTTACTTTGGTATTTTAACAATTAAACATGAAACCTAAAGAAAAGCAAATTAATATTTATACTCTTGGAGGTAAATATATTTTTACTTTAGACTCCTTGACAGATGTATGTACAGTATTTGAATGTGATTCTCATCCTATAGTTAATGCTATAAAAACGGGCAAGCCTTATCAAGATTACCAGTTTAGAATATATAGGAATGAAAATGATATTAGTCCGTCTGAAGACTATTATTATGAAGTAACAACTACTTGGTATCTTAAAAATAGAAATGGTGAAACTGTAGATTCAGACATAGATGGGAATGCTCTTGCTAACTATTACGGAATTACAGTTGACAAATTAGAAGATGCCTATATTAACAAAACTTTCTTGTTTAGAAAGTATCGTGTGGATAAAAAAGTAACGATTGCAACTAACGAAAAAAATGAATTTCTATGACAGTTATTATAGCCAAACAAATGAACAATAGTTCACAAGTTTATGTCAAACAATTTGACAGTACTGCTGAAGCAGCATTTTATTTAAAAGTTCATCAGAATACTATTTATAAGGCAACCGGAAAATACACAGGTAAGCCTTACAGAGTAAAAGGATGGCATATTGACATTGAAAAAGACTAAAAAATGGACGTAATTTGCATTAATGATCTTTTTACAGCAGAAGCCAGAAATGTATATGCCGAACATGGTGTGGTAACACCAAGAGAAGGGGTGTATTATACTATTCGTGATGTTGTTATTTCACGATGGGGAAAAGGACTTCTTTTAGAAGAACTCAGAAATCCTAAAATTCCTGTTGGAGAAGGAGAATCTGGATTTATGGTAGAACCTAATTGGGGAATGTTTAGGTTCAGAAATCTCGATAATTCAGAAATTACCGAAGAACAAATTAATGAGTTTCTGATTAGTAAAAAAGTAAAAACTAACCATTTAGAAGCAGCATAAAAATGAGAGTAAAACTTTTAAAAGATACACCAGACCTTATAGCAGGTGCTATATTTACTACAATTAAGTATAATGCTTGCACAAAAGACTTTCTTGATAGGCTAGAAAATATTTTGCCGACAGATGTTTATCATTTTTTAGATGACGAGTTTGTTCGAGACCCTCTTTCTGTAAGAGTCGAAGATTATATTTATTATTCTTTAGATAGAATAAAGTCTCTTCCGGAATGGTTTGAAATTATTGAAGAATGAAATTTAACGATCTATTTAAACAAAGTAAGGTTACAAGACAAGAATTGAGTGAGGCTATCTCTAATGAAGATAGTCCTCACTTTCTTTTGGACTGTCCACCTCGTACAGGTAAATCATTGATATTTACTGATTTAGTAAAAAATAAAGGTTGGGAAGGTAACATCTTAATTTTAAGTGCAGCCACATCTACTAATAATCAGTGGTTAGAAAACCTTGAAAAATATAATCCTGAGTTACTTGAAAGAGTAGATGTGTTTTGTTACCAGAGTCTTCATAAGATAGATAAGACTAAGTATAGTATTATAGGCTTGGATAAAATTTGTCCAATAACAAAGGTTAATTGACGGGAAACTCCTAAAGGCTTATCTACTAACTTATTATAGCGATATAAATAAGGGCTGAACTAATTATTCAGATATAGTAAAAAAGATAAGTATAGATGTAAATTTAAATGGACAATCCGCAGCCAAGATTCTAATTTATTAGAATAAGGTTCAACGACTATCGAAAACTGTAAAGTTAGTAGAGTACAAGAAGATTTTCTTGGAAAAGCCTTTGCGTGTAAGTGAAATTGTAGTATTTTTGTAGAAATACTACAATAAATGAAAATTAGAAAATACAAAATTTATGTTTTAAAATGTCCTATTTCAGATGAAATAAGATATGTTGGTGTAACAATAGGAACCTTAAATGGCAGGTTGAGTCATCATATTTATACTGCAAATAATAATAAAACCACTTACTGTGCTAAATGGATATATAGCCTTTTAAAAATAAACAAACGGCCTGTAATAGAACTTGTAGAAGAATGTGAAAAAGAACAATGGGAAGAAAGAGAAAGATTCTATATTAAATATTACAAACTTACAGGATGTAATTTAACTAATATTAAAGAAGGAGGAACAGGGTCTATAGTTTGCAGAAATAAAAATGGTATTCAAAGGTCTATTGAAGCACATGAAAAACGAGTTTATCTTTTTAATAAAGATTTTAGTCTTTTTAAAGTATTTGAGAGTCAAATAAAATGTGCAGATTATCTTAACTGCCACAGTTCTGCTATCGGTAAAGTATTACTAAATATAGTACAAACGTTAAAAGGATATTATGTATGCGACGATTCATATTATGAAGAATATTTAAGAACAAGCAATATAAACTATATAAAAAGAATGGAGTATTTACCTCCAAAATGCGCTACACCAATTACATTCAAATGTAAAATAACTGGTAAAATCAGCAAGTTTTTCTCTATAGCCAGTGCTTCTAAATCTTTAAATATTCCTTATTATATACTTAAAAGATTTATATCTAAAACAGAATATAAACCAGAAACAGCGATTAATTTGTATTTTTGCTTACACGAAGATATAGTCTAACTATAAAAGAAATTTTATAGATAATTGGAATTTGAGTTATGCCGGTCAGATAAAAGATTTTTACAAATACTTGACTTTGAGTGTGAGCATTGGGTAGGTATGAGTGGTACTCTTGATAGAGAAGACATTCAAGAATTCAGAGAACTTACTAAGAATCAGTTTTTTCACGCTAAAATAAGTTTAGAACAAGGAGTTGAATGGGGCATTTTACCTGAACCTAAGATATATGCGTGTAAACTTAGACTTGATAACGAGAAAAGATATTTAGTATATCACGCAAGTAAAAACAAAAAGTTAAAGAACGAAGTAGTCACTTTTCCTCAAAGGTGGGAATCTATCAAAAACAAAAAAGTCAACACTCTGATTCAGTGTACTGAACAAGAGTATCACGAACTTATTTGTTACGAGTTTAATAAGTGGAAAAGTTACGAAGAAGAGTTTAATCTTCCTGTAGAAGAAAGGTCTGATACAATTAGATTTTTGATGAAACAAGGGTTTTCTCAGACTATTTGTAGAGACAAGAAGATGAGAGTAGGATTAGAAAGAAAAAAGTTTTTTGCTACTATTAAAAATAGATGGTTTAAGAGAATTTTTTCTGAACTACCTAAAAACAGCAGATGTCTTGTTTTTTGTAATGATATAACACAAGCAGATTTACTTAATTCTGAATTTGCGGTTCATTCTAAAAGCGAAAATGATTTGTCTTTAGTAGATAGATTTAACTCTGGTGAAATAAACCAGATTTTTAGTATAGGTATGGTTGAACGTGGAGTTGACTTTGAAAGAGTAGATTATTTAATTATTATTCAAAGTTCAGGCTCACAAGTATCTCAACTTCAAAAAACAGGTAGGTCATACTTAAGTGTAGCCCCTAAGATTATAGTGATGTACTATCCTAATACTCAAGACCAAAAATACGTTGATGAATTTCTCAAACAATTTAAGCCCGAATGGATAATTCACAAGACCCTTTAAAAGTATATTCTTTAGAAGAAGCAAAAGATGCTCTTCTTAAAAACAAAGAGTTATATGAATTTAAACTCATGGTTTCTATTGAATTAGAAATAATGATTAAAAATATGCACAGGTCTAAAGAACCTCATATGTATCTTAGAAACAGAATACAAGAACTACTTTCAAAAATAGAAAATGGATAGAACTCCAGTGGATGAACATTTTGAATTTAAAATACCTACTAATTCAGATGATATTAGTATACTGTTTGGAAGATGGTTATTACATTATTTCTCTCCTTGGAATCCAGGAGAAGATACATGGATAGATGTAGAGAAGAGGTTTTATTACACAACTGAACTGTTTGAATTATTCAAAAAAGAAATACTGAGTAATGAATAGAGAAATAAAATTTCGTGCTTGGGATAACAAAAAAATGTGGAAACATGCTGTTCCTATTTTAGGACAAGCCTATAACGGAGAAACAATAAATGTTTCTGAACACGAAAACGGTGTGTGGAATGAATTTGTAAATGGTATTCTTATGCAATTTACAGGTCTTTATGACTGTGAAGGAAAAGAGATTTATGAAGGAGACATAGTTAAAATACTTAACGAAAGTCCATTAACTAAAAAAGAGTATTGGTATCCAGTATATCAAATAATCAACGAAGGTTGGTCATTTAAAATGAAATGGATAAACGGAGGAAAATCTATAGACAGTGCTGAATTTCATATTCAGCACTGGAAAGATACAGTACAGATAATCGGAAATATATTTGAAAATGAACAACTACTGGATTGACCCTGATCCTAAAAAACTAAAAAAACTTAAAACTAATGTTCCTTTGTGGGTGGCATTTATAGTTTTAATGGCATCTATATTTTTTGCTAATTACATTAAACATATACGATGAGAAAATACTCAAAAGAATGGGTGTTACAGGACACTATTAACTTTTATAATATTAATAATAGAGCAGAAGATACACGTAGTTGTCAGTATCTTACTAATGATGGAAGAAAATGTGCCATAGGAAGATATTTAAAACCTGGATTAGAAGAGACTGTAAAAGGGGCTATATGTGGAGTTATTACATTTATAGATTTGTATCCAGAAATCATTCCAAAATGGATGATGAAATTAGACCGTTTATTTCTTAATGAAATACAAAAACTTCACGATGAACCTTTATTTTGGACAGAAACAGGACTTAGTAAAACTGGAGTCCAACGGGTAAAGGAAATTTGTGCAACACGCAAAATTGATTTTAATCAAATAACAATCAAAGAATGAAAAAATCACTTCAACAAAAACAAGAAGAGTTTCTAATAGATGCTCTCGAATATTATACCGCAGATACACAAAGAAGATGTGCAAATATTCTTGGTAATTGTCAATATTCACCTTTTAATGCGAATAAAGAAGGAATCTCCGAAGGTTGCTTAATAGGTAGAAAAATCAATAAAGATTTACAATTACGTTTAGATAGTATGGACAAATGTTCAGTAGAACACGATAATATATTCGATATGTTACCTAAAAAACTTAAAGATTTAGAAAAAGAATTTTTATATAGGTGTCAATTATTTCACGATAATTATACTTATTGGGGTAATGATGGACTTACATCAGCAGGAATAATAAGACTTGAAAATATAATTACTTTTTTTAATCTCGATAAACAAAAGTTCACTAAATGGTTAATTGAAAATGAACATTAAAAATACAGTAACAGAGAAACAGTTTCTTTTAAAAAACCTGTTGTTTCAATGGGTCAAATTTATTTCCAAGAGGATTCTTTTTATATGTTGGTGAAATGTACTAGTTGGCCAGACAAAATCACTGTAGGATTGATCGACCTTGCTACAGGAAATTTATGGACTGATCCAGTGATAGTAAATCATTGTACCAACATAACACAAAAAGAATGGGAAAAAATACAATCTCCTGGAAAATTTGAACTTTTTAATGGAACTCTAGAAATTGAAACAAAATATGATTAATAAAGAATATCTGAGATTACTAAAACAGTCTAATTTATCAACTAATCCCTTGGAGCAATCTCAAGGGATTTTGTTTGGGTTTTAGTATATATTTAATATATTTGTGTTCATTTAAAAATAGAAAAACCATGCAGCACAGATTTCAAAAAGGACATAAATTAAGTGAAGAAACTAAGAAAAAGATAGGTGATAGGCACAGAAGAAGTATCAAATTTAATTGTGACTACTGTGGAAAAGAAAATGAAAGAAAACCTTCGGCTTTCAATAAAACAAAAAATCATTTTTGCAATTTGGAATGTTTTGGTAAATATACAAAAGATCATTTTGTCTTAGAAGATTGCCCTGCGTATAAAGGGATAAAACAACATAATGATACAAATAGTATTTACCACAAAAGATGGAGGAAAAAAAATCCAGATAAGGTGGCACATAATGCTGCAAAACATTATGCTCTTAAAAGAAATGCTGAAGGCTCTCATTCTTTACAAGAATGGAAAGACTTAAAACTTAAGTACTGGAATAGATGTGCTTTTTGTAGACAAAATAAACCTTTGTCTAAAGATCACATAATCCCTCTTACTAAAGGAGGGGCTAATTATATTTCTAATATACAACCTCTTTGTAAAAACTGTAATAGTAAAAAATCTAATAAGTTAAACTTTGATTATAAAACTTACTGTAACATACAAAATATGATAAATAAAGAATTTATAAAAAAACTCAAAGAAACAAACCTCTGTAATAATCCAAACGAGGCTGCGCAGGGTATACTTTTCGGATTTCTTATTTCTGAAATGAATGAATATCCTGAACTTGAAAACTTGCTTTTTAATTCAGGACTCTTTCCTTACGAGAGATTTCAAGAGTATCAGATTCAACTTTGTAAAACCAATGAGTCAGGAAATCTTGAACTGATAATTCCTTTGACAGGATATGATGTAAAAGATAACGAATTTGACCAATTCATTTCTATCTTAGAAACCCACAATACTTCTACTCTTGGTCACGTTAATAATCAAACAGGATTTTCAATTTTTTCTGTCGGAAGAGAAGATTTATTAGCATATTATAAAACAAAAGAAGAGTTAAATGCTCAATTTAATATTGAAAAACTTGCTATTGTGGTTTCGAGTTATTATGAAACAGCAGATTATCCATCGAAATTACAAAATCTTTTAGGCACAAAAAATATAATAGGACTATATAAAAATTATGTAAATAATTAAAATTACTATATCTTTGCTGATGGTATGATTAACAACTACCATCACAACATGAAAAGAAAATACGATATTAATGAAGATTACTTTAATGAAATTAACACAAAAGAAAAAGCATATTTTTTAGGTTTTTTATATGCTGATGGGTATAATCATAAATGTGAGATTAGAAAATCATCTTCTTCGGTGAATTTATCTCTTGCAGAAGAGGATTCGTACATACTTGAATTATTGCTTCGTGAAGTATCATCTGACAAACCTCTACAAAGGATAGAATTATCTGAAAGACAAAATTCTTATAGATTATCTTTATGTAGTTACAAGTTATGCGAATCACTTGAAAAATGGGGTTGTATGAGAAAGAAAACGTTTAAAATAACTTTTCCTGATTTCTTACAAGAACATCTTGTGTCACATTTTGTAAGAGGATATTTTGATGGAGACGGAAGTATATATTTCAGCCCCGGAAAGTATAAAAAGGCAGTTGCTTATAATTTAGATTTTGTAGGAAATCTTCCATTTATCGAGTCTCTTGGTAAAATATTAACTGATAAGTTTCAAGTTAAACCTAATATTAGAGTTGCTAATAAAAAGACAGCCAACCAATCAATTTATAGACTTAGATTATGTGGTAAACATAAAATCATTGAAATATTAGAATGGCTTTATGAAGATAAAGGTGACTTCTACCTTAAACGTAAATACGAGAAACTCATAAATATTAAAGAATACAAGAATAGAAAAACAGGTAATAAGATTACAACACCTTGTTGTATAGATAACTGCAATTCAATATTTTATGCAAAAAATTTGTGCCGAAATCATTATATAAGTTTCAGATCACAAACACGAAAGCACAAAATAACCTTATCAGATTTTATTGTTTCGTTAAACAATAAAAAGAGTCTCCAACAAAAAATACAAATATGAATATTTACGACCAGATAGTTCAAAATCAAAAACAGTTTTCTGAAGGAAAGATTAATTATATTCCTCATCCTCCTGAAATGGGTGATTTTACTAAATGGTTTCCAGGTAGGATGAGAGGAGATTATACGGCAATTACAGGAGGAACTTCAAGTATGAAAACTACTCTTGCTAAATTTCTTGTGTTTAGGGCTGTAGGATGGGCAATAAAAGAAAACATAGACTATAAAGTGGCTTGGTTTGCTTTTGAAGAATCTCAGCAACAATTCTTTTATAGTCTATTGTCTTTTCTTTTGTACAGAGAGAAAGGATTGAGATATAACATTGAAAACTTTGAGGGCTTAGGTAAAACTGTGGAAGAAAAAGACTTACCTGCTATTCAAGAAATAATGCCTCTTTTTGAAAAATACAAATCTTACTTTAGAGTTTATGATACCATTTACAATAGTTTTGGTGTTTACAAAACAGTAAGAGATTTGGCTTCAAAAAGAGGTAAGTTTTTATTAGGTGGAAAAGAAATTAACTATGAAGAAATTCATGATAAAGGTTGGGACAAATATGTACCTGATAATCCAGATGAATACATAGAAATTGTACTCGATCATGTAGGTATTCTTACTCCACAAACAGGTGAAAAAGATTTAGCAGATGCGATTACTAATCTTTCTAAGAACATGAGACAGTATGTATCTAAACTTCTTAACTATTCGGTAGTTTGGGTACAACAACAGATGATGGAAATGGAGAATCTTGACCACATAAAAGAAAACCAGATATATCCTTCAATTCAAGGGCTTGGTGATAACAAAAGGGTAGGTAGAGATATGTTAAATATCATTGGTATTTGTAATCCTAACAGATTTGGAATTAGAATAGCAAACACGGATTCAGGCTCTTTTAATATCGGAGAATTAAAAGATTACCAAAGAGTAATCAACATTTTAAAACGAAGATATGGAGTGGTCAACAAGAAAACTTGTTTATATGCAGATGGTTGTTGTGGTTGGTTTGAGCCTATTCCTGCTGCTAATTCCGAAGAATACAAAAAATTAATAGCAAAAATAAAAGAGTTTAATTAGTAAAATAACATGATAATTACGTCAAAATTACTCGTTAGAACTTTGGTTGTTTTAACGAGTTTATTTATATTTGTGGAACAAACAACAACTAAAATTTAATAAAAATGATTGAATTACCAACCAAAGTAAGTAAAACTAATATTCAAAGCCCAACTAAATTAGTTCTTGTTAGCCATCAAGGTACGGGAAAAACTACGGCAGTTTCATTACTTCCTAATTGTCTTATTATAGACTTGGAAAGTGGAAGTGACCATGTATCTGCTTTTAAACTTAATCTCAAAAGAATTGCAGCAGAGCAAAATATTAGTTTATTAGCAGCACTAAAACAGACCATTGATGCGATTAAAGAAGGTAATCAGAAAAAAGGAGATTATATCTATGATTACATTGTAATTGATCCGATTACAACTTTTGAAAAACTTGCTGAAGAAAGAGCACTTTTTAATCTTAAGAACTCTACTATTGGGAAAGGTATGCTTAAAGATGGGGCAGTTCTCAACAATGTAGTAGCAGATTTACCAAGTGGAGGTGGATATAAATGGCTTTATCAAGCATTTGAAGATATGTATTCAGCAGTACAAGGGCTTGCTAAATATTGTATTATTTGGATTGGTCACTCTAAGCAAAGTTCTCTCTTGATTAAAGGACAAAGTATGGAAGCAAAAGATATGGCTCTTACAGGTAAACTTAAAGTTGACTTGTTGAGAGATATTGATTGCTGCGGATTTTTGTGGAGAGAAGGAAATCAACTTAAAATTTCTTTCAAACAAGACGAAAAAGACCTTACTACAAAAAGTAGAATTCCAAGACTTGCTGATAAAGAATTTGTACTTACAGAAAAAAATGATGATGGGACTTTTGCTAATAACTGGAAAGAAATTTTTCCTGATTGGATAAAATAATTAAAAATCTATCTTTCCTTTTTTAACTAAGAAGAAATAAAAATGCTAAAATGTGATGGATGTAGTTCCCATCAAAAACCAGAAGGTAAAGTTGAACCTGTTGTTGTGATTTGGAATAACAAACCTTTGAGTTTTAATTATTGTCAAGGTTGTATTAAAGAAGATTGTATAAAAGGACTTGAAGTATATGATTCTGAAAGAAACCTCTTTAAATATATTCCAGAACAACTAAATAGAATAAAAAATGACAATGGAAGACTTCAATCTAATGCAATGGATGCTTAATAATTGGGATTCTCTTATGACTACAGAACAGTATGAATCTTGGTATATGAATGAACTTTCCAAGTACGAATCAAACATAGAAGAATATGAAATTAGTAACTAACAATCCTGTACCAGCACAATACAGTTTTTTCTGTGATGTTACAAAAAAAAAAGAAATTGATGAAGATGGATTTGAACAGTCATTGCCTATGTTAGGATGTACTATTCAATTTAATGCTAATTACAGAGGGATTGCTGATGGAACTTATGAATTTAACGAAGTTCATTTATCTGAAAAGGTAACAAGAGAATTTCTTGCTTGGTTAAAAGACAAATATCCTAACGCACCATTAGTTTTAAGATTAAAACATCATTTAATAATTTAACAATGACAATTGAAATCACGGATTTACAACAAGAGAATTATCTGGATGATCCTGATAGTTGTCCTGTATGTGGAAGTTCTGACATAACAGCAGAAGAAACAACTCATGAAACCTACGATGCTTTTAGAATAGTCAGATGCTTACACTGTCATCATGAATGGGAAGAAATATTTACTCTTACCAAGATTCAAAATCTAACAAAAATTCAATAATTTAAAATTTAACACTTTAACAATTCAAAATGACAACTGAACAAGTAAGTCAACTCAAAGTCCTCTTTCTTGAGGCATGGAACAATGTAGAAATTGCTTCTACTGAACTTCACACTTATCTTACTGCAAAGGCACAAGAAGCAGGTCTTCTCGCACCTAATGTAGAATTTACTAAAGAGGCAACAAGAACATCTTTTGCTACTCTTGGAAATGAATATACAAATTATCGCACAAGACCACGTAAAGCAAAAACTGATTTTGTAGTGGATTTTGGTGGACTGGAAAATGACTCTGTTGTGATCGAAGAACAAAAAATTCAAGTAGAAACAGCAGAACCAATATCAGACGAAAATGTAATTGGAGACGAAGATGAACTTGATTCTGAAGTAGTAACGGATAACGAACCAAGAGAAGAAGAAGTTTTGGTAGATGTAACAGACACAGTTAAATCAAACTTCAACTGGTAATTTAAAATGAGAGTAGACAACACTACAGTAACACAACCTAAATCAGAAGGAATCCCAGATGTTCATAATGTGAATATTCTGGATGGTTCTGGTTCAATGGCAGGTTCAAAGTATGATAATGCTTGTGAAGGTATTAAACTTGATTTTGAAACTTGTAAGAATGAAGGATTTAAGTCTTTTACCTTTGTGGAGTTCAATAATAGCGGAGATATTACTACTCATCACTTTATGAGTGACTTTAATGTTGCTCTTAAGTTTAATGGAGCAAGAGGTGGAACTCCTCTTTATCAGACTATTGGAGAAACTCTTGAAAGACTTCTTAATGAAGTCCCAAGAGAAGATAAAGTTCTTGTGAAAATACTAACTGACGGCGAGGAGAATAGTTCTGAAGGAAAATATGCCAATCCTTCAGCATTGAAGGCTTTAATTGCTACTTGTGAGTCAAGAGGTTTTACAATTACCTTTATTGGAACCAAGGATGATACTGCATACATTGTTAGACATTTGAACATTGATGTCTCTAATACTCTTGTACACGATAATACAGGAGAAGGTGTAAAAATGTCTTTCCAAACTCAAGCATTTGCCACAACTCAATACAGAAAATCTCTTGAAGAAGGAGAAGATGTAAGTCGTGGATTCTATTCAAAAGTTCTTAACGATTAAAAACAAACTGAATGATTAATATCAATGACATTGCTGTAAATGATATCTTTTCTGAAGAAAGTAGATATCAAGTAGTAAGTAAATCTTCTACAGGAGTAGTTTTTACTCATCTTGAGTCAGGTAAAAAAGTAACACTTGACAACAAGTATGTTACAGACCTTTTGAAAACTGCTGACCAATACTCAAAAGAATTGGAAGTGGGCAGAGAGGATAAGTTTTGGTCTCAGAAACAAATTGATGAGGCAATCTCCAAAGGAGAACTTAAAAAAGATACTCAAGTAAGAGTAGGAGATGTCAGAGTTAAAGGGATTCGTACAATTTGGGAAAATATTTCGAGTGGTCAAGTCTTTACTGTTTGTTTTCAGAAACAAGGTAAAGAACTTAGTAACAAAGCCTACAATGAAAAAATTGAAGCACTTGCTTTGCAAGCATCCAATGATATTCTTGCAGCAAAGACTGGTAAGAAATCAATGACAGACACTTCAATTAACATCATTCGCAATATTCTGAAGAATCCTGTTCTTCAATTTGAACCTGGCGAAGATAGGGTTCTGAGAGGTTTTAAGGTTGAGTTCACGTCAAGAGATGGTAAATACTCCTGTGTTGATATGGATATTCAAGGTTCTTACGAATCTAAACTCCGTCAAGTCAACATTAATACCTTGTTGTGGCTTGTGTACGATGATGTAAAATATGTTGTGAAATAGTTCTTTAAACAATTCAATCAATAATCAATAAACAAAAAAGTTTTTAAATGAAATTAACTGACGTTCCAGAAAGTAAAGGTACTTTCACACAGTTTGGACTTAACAAGTTCAAATTTGAGTCTTTCACTATTGGTGATGGACAATATGGTAAACAAATTACTTTTATCTTTACTCGTCCAGGTAAAGAAGAAGGTAAAGATTTCTCACAAACATTCTGGTATCAACTGGTAAACAAACCTATTCCAGTTGAGAAACTTTGGACTCTTACAGGTAAACTGCAAGAGTTTAAAGATGTTCTTGCAGTAGTTGATGAAAACTACGAAGAAACATTTGCAGAGATGTGGGCTAATGCAGCAGAGTTTGATGAGTCAGATGCAGATTCCCTTGCTAAGTTTCAAGGGGATTTCCTTACTCAGATTCTTGAAAAAGTAGTAGGTCAGGAAGTTAACGTAGTCCTTCACTGGAAAGGAGAATATCTTAATATTCCTTCTTACAAGGAGAATGATTACAAACTCCCATTTGGTTTAAAACCCATAGTCTATGGAGGTTTAAACCAAACAAAGGCTGCACCAGTACAAGCAAGTGCAGAAGAACCTGCAACTACTTCAGGATCAGGCTGGTAACAGTAAACAATTAACCTTTATGGGGCTGATTGGGTAACTGGTCAGCCCCTTTTTTATATAATACAATATATGTTTTAGTTCATTATTGAAATAATAGTTGTACATTTGTGTATAACAATTATAAATAATTCTATATGAAGAAAACTTTATTTGAAACTCAATCAGTGGACTACACAACTGGAGAATTGAAATCTTCCTCTTGGATAAGAGGAACAAAACTTACAAATGAATCTTTTGTAAGAACCTACTTAGGTGATATTGGTGCATTAGCAAAATGCTCTGGCTCAGAAATGTCTATTGTACTATGTTGTCTTAAGTATGTAGAGTGGGAAACAAACGAAATACTTCTTACTCCTCAGAGAAGAAAAGATGTAGCGGAATGTGGAAATCATACTATGAACACAGTGAATAATGGATTATCCAGGCTGGTAAAAAAGAATATTTTCATTCGACATGGAGGTAAACTTATTCTAAATCCTAAACTATTTTTCTTTGGAAGTGACTTAGGTAAAACTAAGTTGTTTGAACTCAAACTTCAGTATGAGTTAGTATAAGATTAGATAAGATAGGAATGACTTTTTAGGTACTGATAATCAACATTTAATGTACTTTCAAAAAGTAAAGAAGTTATATAATAGTATAACATTGTTAATTAATAGATGAAACTACAATGGCTCAAGTACCACACAAGACAGGAACTCCTTGACTCAATCAATCAAATTGATGTTTGGGGGTTAATCTTAGGACACAGAGTAGAATTAGGTCAATATATCTTGAATCCTCTGAGACCTGATAACAAGGCAGGTTCTTGTTATCTATCAGAATGGAAAGGAAAGATTGTCCTGACTGATTGGGCTTCTTATAAGTACAGTGGTACAGACTGTATTGCTGCTTATATGCAACTCAATCCGAGCAAGAGTTGGGGAGAGGTAACTATAGACCTTTTAAGATGTGGTTCTTATCAGAACTATATTCCAAGCGTAGTTAAGAGAAAGAAAACTTTAGACCTAAAGCCTATCTATAGAGAGTGGACAGAAGCAGACTTGAAGTGGTGGTCAGACCAAGGAGTGTTCAAGGAACAAATGGACAGAAAAGAAACTCTTGTAAGACCTATTAAAGGATACATCCATAAGAAAGAGGGAAAGGAAATGCAAGTTCATTTAAGTGAACCTGCTTATTGTTACCACTGTAACGGAAGATATAAGTTTTATTTTCCTACTCGTAAAGAGAACAGGTTCTTAGGGAATCAGACCAGAGATGATGTGTGGTTTAAAGAAGGAATACAGTCAGATGTCCTACTCATTTCAAAATGTGCCAAAGATTTCCTCTGTCTTGCTAACCTTGTACCATATTCACTTACTCATGTGCAAGGAGAAAACTATGGTCATCCAAGTGAGATTGCACTTTATGAAATGGAAGTACGGCACAGTAGAGTAATTCTACTAATGGACGGGGATTCAAGTGGTATAGAAGGTATGAAAAGACTTCAAAAGAGATTTATCTACACTCCTTGTGACTACTACTGGATAGATGAAGCAGGGGTAAAAGACACAACAGACTTTTATAAAAAGTTTGGAAAAGAAGAAACTATTGATTATTTAATTAATCTACTTGATGTAGATAAAACTATTTAATAATTATGGGCTACGATAATAGCAAAATCAACGGAAGTATTATTCTACCTACATTTCGTATAGCATTGATATTTCTGATTTTAATTTGTATACATAACTGCGTAAATAACTAAAATGAAATACGTACAAGGTAATCTTATTGATCTTTTTAAACAAGGTGAGTTTGATCTAATTGCACACCAATGTAATTGTAAAGGTCAAATGGGGGCTGGTATAGCAAAACAATTGAGCAATGAATTTAATATAAACAAAGTACCTGCTTCATGGCAAATATCTATAGACTTGTTTGGTAAAATAGAAGAATTTGATACACCACATGGTAAGATTGTTAACATGTATTCTCAATTTTCTCCAGGAGCATGTCATTTAAAAGGTATAGATTCATTTCAAATTAGAATAGGTGCTCTTAGAGAATGTCTTAGGCAAATTAAAGAAAATTATTCTGGTAAAAAAATAGGATTTCCTTTAATAGCAAGTGGTATAGCAGCAGACCCCAAACTTAAATACACCATGACTGATCTTGAGTATTTTAAAACATATATTGAATATCCTGTTCACTTTTATCTTGGTGTTGATTCTGTAACAATTGTTTATTTATAAAAGATAATTTACGAAAATGACTGCATACGAATTTTTACACAATAAACACAAAGAAGCCTTTAAAGTAGCCTTTGCTGAAATCAAAGAAGAGCAAACAATTCCTGATGGTGCTCAATACCTAACAAATAATACAGTAGTTACAGGATGGTTAGAAGAATTTGCGCGTATTAAATGTCTTGAAACAGCAAAAAATGTAAGACATAAAGCGTGTGATGTATTACTTGAAGAGTGTCCTCGAAATGGAGCAGATAATATTATTGTAGATACTGCGATGAGATATATTCAAAACATCCGTAACGAAGACGTAATACCTGAATTATGAAATCAAATAGACAAAAACTTAAAGAGGCTATTGTAAAATATAGCAATATTAAGATTGAATCTTGGGGTTATCCGGGTTATTATAAACATCCTAAAACAGGTAAAAGAGTAACTCTTACAGAAGCAAATTGGTATAAACAAAATCAATTAGAAAAACTGTTAGATAAATTTTGTGTAAATGAAACAGATAGAGAGTTATCACATAAGTAAGTCAGAGTATGGTATTATATCTCTAATAGTAAACACCGTAGATATATGGGTGAGATACGAAGGAGTCTTTACTTATGATATTGACCACCAAACAGAAGGGTTTAAAATAACAGTTCATCATAAAAAAAGTCCTTTTCTTGAAGATATGTTTCTTTATGAACATGAATTTCCCTTTGATAAAGAAAAAGAGCGTATGTATTTAATGTCTCACGCACAAGAGAAAGACCAAATTTACTATTATTGGATACCTGTTCGTTTAATTAAAGGAAAAGAATGGACTGAAACTTTTAAAACTAAATTTAAAAATGGAAAGTAGATTTAAAATATTCAAAACAACGAGTGTTAGAATATGAGTTACAAAGATGAGTACTTTAAGTTTAGACAAACTGCGTTAAACAAATTAAAAAAATTATTAGAAACAAAACCGTATGACTTAGTATCTACTTGGAACAGTGAATCTGAAACTAAATATCTTCTCCCACAGGAAAGTTATATTGATGATTATGAGGGAGATATTTACTATTTAGTTTTGTATCACGATGGTTTTTTCTTAGGATACAATAGTGAAAATGATCCATTATGGTTTAACGTAGAAGACTTGAGTACGTATAATATTTGTTGGCTGATTGATTATTTAGAAACTGGAAAAACACACGATGAATAAATTTAAATTTGACGGAAGAATTACTCATTCAAGAGGAAGAAATGGTAATATTCAAACAATAGGACTTAGTGTATGGAAAGCATTTAATAGACTTGACGATAAAAATCAGCCTTATGAAACAATAAGAATTTATCCTATTACTTCTTATGATAAAGAAGGAAATTGTTTCTTAGAAATTCCTGTTCCAGAATTAGAAAATCTTATTAAAGTTCTTCAAGAATATGTTCAAAGTCAGCCCTGATAAGGTCAAAGTAATTTTTATAATTCGAGAAGATTTAAGGGATATTTTCTTAGATCAGATTTATAGTACAGGAGCAACTTGGTTCAGATATCAGTTCGAGAAATTAGTAGATCATTTAGAAACTAAAGATTGTCTTGTGCTTGATTCTAAAGATGTAAATCTTGAAAGACTCTTTAAGAAGATTGATGAGCCTGCTTACTTAGGTAAGTTTGTCTATTTAGTAGGAGCAGATGAACACTTAAAATCTATAAATCCATTCAGTCATTATATTTACAATAGAAGTAGTGAATGGGGAGATTTTAACATGAATTTTAAAAAGGTTTACGAACACAATTTTAATTCACTATTAAAGTTAACTAATGAAATACAAAGTTGAATTCAAGGTCTTTGACCACAGATACAGAACTACTATTGAGGCTGATAGTCAAGAAGAAGCAATAGATAAGTGTATCGTATTTATTAAACAAAAGTCTTCTGTTGTGTCTGTTCTACCAGAAATTAAGGTTAATAGTCCAATAGATGACTTTTTAAACATGTTTGGTTTAAAATGATTAAGTTTCCCTCTATAGAACAATATCGAAACACAATTCGTGAAGTAAAAACAAATCACGACTATCAAGGAAAAGATGAACTACTTCACAACTCTTGAAGAGTTAAAGGCTTACCGTGATACAGAGGCTTTAAGTCAGTCTTTTTTGAAACTTGTTTTATCTAATAATGTAAACAAAAAATTCAAAGAGACTGTACCTATGCTCATAGGAAGTTATATGGATTCTCTTCTTACAAGTCCTGATCTTACTGATGACTTGTTTCAAGTTGGACTTGCTAAAAGACCTTCTGATGCTATTAAAGGGTTTTTAGATGTTTTGTGGAGTGAGCAAGAAGAATCTATAAGTCAAAACTTAGATGTTGATGGATATAAAACAAGAGTCATTGAACTTGTAAGAGCAGCGAATTATCAACCTAAATGGGGTGATGATGCTATCTGGAAATCTGTACTTACTGATGGACAAGCCTATTGGGAAGAATTAATTAGTAGTCAAGGAAAAATGTTGATTACTAAATCTGAACAAGAGCAATGTGAAAATATTGCACAACTTGCTTGTTCTTCTCCAATTACAGGAAAGTATTTCTTAGATCAAGATAACATAATCAAACACTATCAGAAGCCGCTTTATTGGACTTGTGAGGAACTTTCTTGTAAAGGACTACTCGATATACTAATCTTTGAAGAAGAGACCAAGACAATCTATATTATAGATATTAAAAGCACTGGTGTTTCTACTTTAAGAGAATGGTTTAATGTATGTAGACAGAAAAATTATCCGTTTCAAATGGCGTGGTATAAAGAAGGAGTAATCCAAGAGTATTATCCTATGTTTGAAGATGGATGGAAAATAGAATGTAGATGGTTAGTTCTTCCTACAGAATTCTTTAAGCCTTGGGTTGTTCCTTGTACTGATCTTATGTTAGAAGTAGGTAGACACGGCTGTTTGAAATTCAAAACCACTTATAATTTCGAGTCTGCCAATCAAGTTAATTATACGTCAGAACGAATTTATGGATTTGAAGAAGCAATTCGCAGATATAAAATCAAAGAAAGAGAAGGGCTTTTAGATTATGACATAGAATATTATGAAACAAAAGGAAGACTTGACAACACACAATCAAACCAATACTATTTTCAATGATTGTAAACAACAGAACACGAAGATATTTGTATCCGATCATTAATTCTTTTGGAAAAACTTTCCTTAGAGAATTACAAGAAATTACCTCTTATGCAAGAGCGTCAGTGGGACAGACAATTTTACAAGTAAACATTAATGACATAATTTACTATAGGTGTAAAGGATTTAGCAATAATCTTTTTTTGATTTTTGACACTAGAGGTGTTTATGATTTCAAAAAAGGGAAATACGTAAATCCTATTGAAAGCAAAAAAAGATTTTTAAATTTCTTAAATTTTGCAAGAACTAACAAGCATTATGTTTTTGATTATCAGTTTGAGTATCAAAAGAAACATTGTATAGTATTTGATATTCCTCTTGAGTATCGGAATAGTTATGAGCAGTTTCTTAAAGGGGCATATTCTAAAATGTATTCTTTAGATCAGATTGAGTTTTTAGGACATAAACCTTTTTTGGCAGTAGGTAAACAAAATACATTAGAGCCAAATAGAAACTACATAGTTTTGACTAAAAATCATGACTTAGGTAAGACTGTGTTAAAACAAGCAGTTCAACAGGCTTATGGGGTTTCAGAACCTCCAGAAAATCCTGATGAGTATGATATTCCTTGGGACTTGTACGAAGAAATTTTAAACTTTGATTACGCCAAGGATAATGAAGTTGAGTTTTTTAAGCAATTGAAACGTTAATTTAATCTTTGAATTTAAACTCTACTCCCTTTTATGAATTTAATGCAAGCAATTAGTGAACTTGTAGGGTATGTAGACCCTGCTCAAGAATGGTTAGATAATCTCGTAGTAGATGAATCTAATCAATATTATACCTATGACTTTACTCTGTTTGGAGTAACACGTACAGGATATGCTAAATTATCAGAAGATAAAAAGTTCGTAACTGTTCTTTTTCATGCACACAAAGATAAATGGGCTATTATTAAAGAAGGAGTTTCACCTAAAACTCTTTATCGAAGCAATTCTATTGATAAATCAACATTTGATTACTGTTTAAACCAGAACCTTAGAAATGTCTAAGAAATTCAAATTCAAATTTAAATACAAACAATATTTCAAACCTGTAGGAGATTCTGATTGGGACATCCTTACAGAGTATATGAACAGAGACTTTAATACTTTTCTTTACAAAAACAAAATTGCATACCTATGAGTATCTTAATTCGTAAATCTAAATACGAGAAAACTAAACAAGAACTAAGGCTCGTTGAAGTAGAGTCCACAGAATCTTATACTGCAATTAATCACAAAGAAATCATTGATCTTGTTGATTATATTTGTGAAGAGTCAGGAATTGAAATTATACAAGAACAATTTTATGGAGTAAAAGATAATAAAATTGCCGAAGGTCATTACACACTTGGATTCTGTGATGATGAAATGAGTCTGCAATTTGTATGGCAGAACAGCACTAACAAACAAGTTAGTTTTAAGTGCGCCCTTGGTGTTTCTGTTTCAGTGTGTACTAATGGAAGTGTTTTTGGAGATATTGGTTCTTTTAAAAGAATTCATACAGGAAATGCTGATGAAGATGCTAAAACTCAAATTGCTAACATGTTAGTAAATGCAGAAGAAGCATTTAATGAGTTGGTTAGCCTTAGAGAACTTATGAAAGTTCGTCTTATTGAAAAAAAGAAGGCTTATGAACTTTGTGGAATTATGTTTTTTGAAAAGATGATTAGTTCAGACCAGATCAATATTATCAGAACTGAATTTGAAAAACCTTCCTATGAATATAATGCTGAAGGTTCCGTATGGGAATTTTGGCAGCACATTACTCATTCTTTTAAGGCAGTAAGTCCTAGAAATTATCTGACTAATCAAATCAAAGTAAGTAATTTTCTTAACGAAGAACTTGGATTACTTAAGTCTTGAAACTTTACATAATGCTCTGGAAAATAAACAATTAAAATTAGAAGAATAGAATGATTCTCAATTTAGACCAGCAAGACGGAATTAAGATAGGAGCAGAGGGTCTTCAAATGGGAATAGATTTAAGTGACCCTGCTAAGATATTTTATATTCTTAGTCAGGGTTTCTATTCTGATCCTAAGAGGGCTATTATCCAAGAAGTAACAAGTAACATTTATGACACAACAATTGCTTCTGGAAAAGACATCTTTGAGTATCCGGGTTATATAATTCTTACACATCAATCAATTACATTTAGGGATTTTGGTGAGGGAATCAGTGAAGAAAGAATGGAAAAGATAATGTCCAAGTTTTTTGCCACTACAAAAAGCAAAGACACAAATGCAATCGGAACCTTCGGATTGGGCTTTAAGGCAATTTTCAGTTATTCTTCTCAATTTACTGTAGTTTCAACTAATGAATGTGTCAAAAGAACTTGGTTGTTCTCTAAGGACAACAGTCAGATTGAAATCATAAAGTTAACTGAAGAAGACACTACAGAAGAGAACCAGACATCTTTTGTTGTTCCAATTAAATACGATAGTTCAGAATGGTACAAAAAGGTAATTGAAACTATTCCTTATTTTAAAGGAATTATTTTTGATTGTCAGATTTCTGAATACTGGAACAAGAGTAAAGAGTTTAATGAATCTAAACTCATTGAAGGTAAAACCTTCTTTTATAGAGACAACGCACCAAAGTATTTTCATATCTGTTTAGATCAGGTCATATACAAGATTAACGCGGGTGACTTAGGGCTTTTTTTAAGTAACCTTCCTTTTGGTCTCAAATTTAGTGTGAGTGAAGGTATTACCCCTCTTCCGAACAGAGAGCAGATAATGATGAATGAATCTACGAAGGTTCTTATTCTAAAGAGACTGAGAGAATGTTTAGAAGAACTTCACGAATATTATAAAGAAGATTCTTTAACCTTACCTGAGTATTTTAAAGACGATAGCAATCTAAAATTCGGTATTGGAGATAAAGAACTTCACTTAACCAAAAGAGAAATTAATAACTTGTGTGAATTTCTTGGTGTTAAAAGTTTCATCAAGTTCAATCCTGTGTTTGCAGATATTCCCAACTTAAGCAATAAGAGTTATTTTTTTTATGATTGTTTAGACTGTACTGGACAAATAGGAAAAACTAAAATTAATAGCAACAGATATTTTTGTAATAGAGCAGGTCTTTCTAAAGTTATGCTTGCTAAAGGATTGACTTCTGCTCAAAACAGGTTTCTTAGAGAGAACTATGAAGGTTGGTACTTAGGGAAAATTAACAAGCAAAAGTTTTGGGGGAATGGTTTTTATAGAAGTTTAAGTCTTGAAAGTATTCCGAGAGATAAATGGAGGTCTATTGTAGAGGCTTGGATTGAAGAACAAAAAGCATGGTTAAGTCAGACTTCAGAATTTCCTAAAGAAGACTACGAAGAATGGCTTTCAAACCAAGTTAGAAATAAACCTACTCGTAGAAAATATGAAGTAGATGAAGTTCGTTACAGTCAAGTTCTAAGTAAAGAAAGAGGAGTAGGATTAAAACTTGTACCTGTGGTTTGGAAACCTGCTGAGTTTTTTAAAAATAGAATTTATGTTCACTTCGAGGAGATTGACTTTAAAGCAAGTCAGTACTATGAACTTATCCCTCAAAAGATAAGCCCTATAGTGATTGATGCTAAAAACTTAGCCAAACTTAAACAGATCAAAGGAATTACTGTTTTAAGTCCAGAAAAGTTTGAAAAGACTAAATACTTCAAAAAACTTGTGTTTCAGAAGTGGGTTGCTGTTAATGCAAGAATTACTGGTATGGTAGTAAAAAATGCTTTCATACAGTATAACGGTATTTTAAGAGAACATTATCATAAAACAGAATGGTTAAGAAGAGAAGGTAAAGATAATTTACCTGACTTTCTGACTAAGTATGAACTGGATTCTAAGTACAAACCTATTGAAAAATTCTTTGCTGATGTAATGGTAAAGGCAGAGAAACTTACTGTTCCTCAAACTGAATACTATCACAGGTCTGATGTTGCTAAAAAACTTTTTGTCTGTAAACTCAAGTGCAACAGACTTGAAAAAGAGTTAAACAAACTTAAAAATAAACAATGATTACAAAGTTGATTTTTTCAGGGACATCCCTGACACTCACATTTGACACAGGAGACATGTACTTTGGTAACTGTACTCTTGAACAAGCAAAACATCTTGCTTCAAATGAAAACCTTACCTTAGAAGAGGTAACTATTTATCTTGAACCTGCTTATGCTAAGACAATAGAAGAAAACAAACAGGGGAAAAAAGTAATTGAAACTCTTCTTACAGATGACAGGTTCTATTATGCAGAAGGTTCTTTGTACAGAGTAGGAATTCCTTTGAGCATTCCTAAACATCTTGCTACAGACATTGCTGAATGTCTTACTAAGATTCAGAAAACTTATGCAGAACTTGATGATGTAAATGCTGCTTATTGGAGTGACTCTCTTGAAACACTTGATAACTTCTGGAAGTGGACAAGTCTTATTCGTACACCAGAAAGTAGAGAATCTTTCTATACTTACTGTCAGAATAACACTTTGTTAATTACTAAACAAGGCTTTGTTGTAGCATTCAGAAGGGCTAATCACAAAGGTACTGATGCTAATCTTGTTAAGTTTGTAACTCAGGAGTATCTGAGATTGAGGAACAACAAGAAGAGTACTAATGTGGATGTTTACAAATGGGGAGACGGAAGTTATTCTACTAAACTTCCTAATTTGGATGAGTATGTGGTAGAAGAAATAGGTATTCTGAAAGACCTCTATAATAACTTGGGAGAAGGAGATTGGTTTGAAAGTGTTACTACAGGTAAAGATGGAAAACCTCTTCAGTATTTTATTGGAAAAGAAACTCGAATGAAAGAAGAGGATGCTGATTTTTCTAAAGAAGAATGTAGTGCAGGAATCCATATTTCAAGTGGAGGTTATGCCTTTGGTGGGTATGGAGATTCTGCACTTGCAGTAGTATTTAACCCTCTTGACGTAGTACATTGTCCATACTCTGACCATCAAAAAATGAGAGTACTTGCAATCACACCTATCGCAGTACTTGAAAAAGATTGTGAGTTTGAACTCACACCTGAAATTGGAGCAATGATTGATGAAATGTTTGTTAACCATGTAAACAATCTTCAAGAAATGTTGGACAAAGGAGATTTCAAAGAGTTCTCTAAACACAAACTTGTTAAAGACCTTCACTTTACAAGTATTCTTAATACTATTGTAAGTGAAAATAAAGAACTGGTAAAAGACAGATATGTTAAACTCTAATCAAATTCTTGAAAGAATTGATTATTGGTACAATAAGGGTGAAAAGGCTTCGGAAAATTGGTATTCCGAAGCCAACTCCTATGTTCATAATCTTTCTTTAATCTACAACGTACCTGTAAGAGTAGTTGCAGGTGTACTTGCATCCCTTTCAGTTCTCAAAAGATGGGAACAAAACAAAGAGATGACTGAAATATTCTTTGAATGTCAAGAATGTAAACATACTACTACACAGGCTAAGAAAGCAGAATCCATTTATGGATTACAGAGATACGAAGATGTCTTATCTGACATACAACTTGACAAACTTATAATGGAATTTTTAAGAGGAGAAAAAACCAAGTCTTTCTATTACTCCATAGTCTATCCTCAAACAAGTCCTTATGTAGTACTTGATTCATGGATGTTAAAAGCCTTTAATAATGGTAATTTAAAACCCACTAAGAATCAATATCAAGAACTTAGTAATTACTTTATACAAAAAGCACACGAATATCAAATACCTATATCTGCATTACAAGCAAGGATATGGGTAGAGTTGCGTAAAAATAAAGGTTATGGAAAAAACTTTTAAGGCAGTCAAAATCAGTAACGGTAATAGTATCTCTTTTAAGAATGTCCAAGAATACAGGGAATTTATAAAAGAATTTCCTGATGGTACAGAATTATTAATTACTGTTAGTTCTAAAAGAACATTAGATCAAAATAAACTTTTTCATAAACTTGTTTCTCTCTGTTCAGAAGAAATGGGAATTTCATTTGACGAAGCAAAAGTATGGTTGGTTTGTAAATTCTTTGGTTGCAATGAAGTTACCATTGAAAATAACACTTACACCATTCCAGTATCCACGAGCAAGTTGAATAAAAAAGAATTTGCTTTGGGCCTTACAAATTTAATTATCTTTGCAGAGGAGTTAGGAATTCTAATTCCAGAAAGAAACGATATATTAACTAAATTAAAGATATGAAAATAGAACTTAACAGAACATATCTTGGAGATTGTCTTGAAATTATGAGTTTTATACCAGATAAATCGGTAGATATGATTCTCTGTGATTTACCTTACGGAACTACGGATTGCAAATGGGATTCAGTTATTCCTTTTATACCACTATGGAAACATTACGAGAGGATAATTAAAGATAACAGAGGTATTATTTTATTTGGCTCACAACCGTTTACAAGTGCTCTCATAATGTCCAACCCAAAGTTGTTTAAGTACGAATGGATATGGGAAAAGTCAAAAGCAAGCAACTTTCTAAATGCAAACAAACAACCATTAAAAGCACACGAAAATATAGTTGTATTTTCTAAAAATACTCCTGTTTATTTTCCTCAAAAAACAGAAGGAATTCCTTTTAACAAAGGAAAACGAAAGTTAAAAGATGGGAAGGCAGCAGAAGTATACAGAGTAATTAAAAATGGAGACCAGACAATTGCTAATGAAACTGGATTAAGGAATCCAAGAAGTGTTCAATATTTTATTACTGCTGAAAAAGAGGGTAAATATCATCCTACACAAAAGCCAATTAGTTTGTGTGAGTATTTGATTAAGACTTATACTACAGAAGGACAGACAGTATTAGATAATTGCGCTGGTAGTGGAACAACTGGAATAGCCTGTTTAAACACTAATCGAAAGTATATAATGATAGAAAAAGAAGAACAATACTACAACACTATTGGAGAGAGAATACTTCAATGGAGAAAACAAAATAATATTAACTAAACTAAAACAATAATCATTTATTAATTATGAAATTTCTTAAATTTACATTTGACACAGATCAGAGTGTGTACGTCAACTACATTCCTACAGAACAATACAACTTTACTGTAGTTAGTCACCTTACACAAAAACCTCCTAAAACAGAAGGAGTAGAACAAGCAGAGCCTTTGGAACTTGCGCAGGCTATTGTGTTTGAATCCTCAAGTATGATGGACAAAGTAGAGGATATCCTCAAAGAAGTCAAGCATGATAAAACAGGTAAAATCATTACTCGTAAGTTTGAAAATAAGGTAATCAGAACTCCTTATCAGATTACAGTAGATGATAAAGATGCTATTGCTAATATTCTTGCTTGGTTAGAATCTAACGTAGTTTAATTATGAAAACTAAAGTAACTCTTTTTGATCTTGAAATAAATCTCGATGATATTTCATTTGAAGATATGAAAAAGTATGTTCAGGACAGTTCTGATTGTACTCTTGTAGAAAATGACAGATTGAGATTTATAGATGAGGTTGAAGATGATTATGAAGAACTTATTAAATGTTTTGAAAGAAATACTTTAAGTAAAGTTCAAAGACAAACTATTATAGAAAATTTAATCAGCGATATAAATGCAGGCAAAAGCCAAAGATTGCTCAAGATGTAAGAAGCCTAAAGTAATTTTTAAAAATCAGAAAGTAGGAGAAGAGAAGTTTCAGTATTGTCAGCAATGCTGGAACATTTTCAGTAGAGAAAAGACTAAAGAGAAAAAGAAAATAAAGAGAGAAAAGAAAAGAGAAACTATTACTGAAAAAAAGTTAGATGCTCTTCAGTCTAAGGTAATTAGAACACTTTACGGAGACAAGTGCTGTACTTGCGGTAATGTCTTAGAATTCTCTAAACTACACAACGGGCATTTTCAAAGCAGACAGTTCAGAGTGACAAGGTTTAATCCTCAAAATTGTGCAAGCCAATGCCCTTCTTGTAATCTTTATTTACAAGGTGCTCAGTATGAGTTTGGTAAGTTTATTAATTCTTTTCATGGAGAAGGTACTGCGGAAAAAATGATTTCTCTTACTAAATCTCCTATTAAAATAGGACTTGTAGAAAGGAAAGCACTTTACCAAATTTACGAGAATGCCCTTGAACACAAGGATTTACAACGTTTAATTAAAGAATACTATCAAATCATAAAATGAAAAGTCTTGAAGAACAAATTCAGGATATAAAAAATGAAGTCTTACCTTGGATAAGGGAATCAGAAAAATTGAGAAAAGATTCTACTGTATCTATTATTGATGCTATGAGACCTTTACAAATAGCATATTGGTTTTATTATAAGAAACTAAACAAACTTCTTGAAGACTTTAAAACTAACAAACATGACATACCGTTTTAAATTAGATACACTTCTAAAAGTGTGGCATAGAACATGGTTTGAAATAGAGGCTGAAACAGAAAAAGAGGCAATTGAAAAAGCCATTAAAGCAGCAAAAGAAGAAGAAGAATATGGAGGAATAAATGAAGATATAATTGATAGTGAATATCTTGAAACAGGTACAGAACAAGTTTCAGTAGAAGAAAACGAAGGTAATTCTACTATTGAATTGATATACGACGATAAAATTCTTTGGACTAACAATCAAATTAAAATATGAACAAACAATTACAACATGTGGAAGATTTCCACAAAGCATTTAGACTTACAGTAAATCAAGAACCTGTCATCTTAGATGAGAATACAGCATATTTAAGATATGCTCTTTTAAATGAAGAGAATCAAGAATATTATGAGGCTTGCCTTGACAATAACTTAGAAGAAATTGTAGATGCTTTAGGGGATCAACTTTATATTGTTTTAGGAACTATCATTACTCATGGTTGTCAAGACATCATTGAAGATGTATTTGATGAGATTCAAAGGTCAAACATGAGTAAATTAGGTGATGATGGTAAACCTATTATTAACGGTGTAAACTACACAGATGATACAAGACCTTTAGGTAAGGTTATTAAAGGTAAAAATTGGAGTCCTCCTAACATTAAGCAATTTTTGAAAAAATGAAAAAAGGAGATAAAGTAAAGTTTTTATTACAATATGCTACGCATGATAATGCTAACTCTATAGGAATAAAGTATGAAACTTTTAATTTATTAATAGGAGAAGTACTTACAGTAGACGATGTTTTGTATGAAGAACACAATGAAACCTATAAAAGTTTTTTAACATTTACATCTAATACTTACGCTTGGCCTAAATGTTGGTTTGAACTTGTTGAGCCAAATTCAGATAAATACGTTGAGCAAGTACAAGAAAAGGCTATGACTGGAGTAAAAGATTCTATGGGTAAAGTTTCATATAGAGAAATAAATTGGGATTTTGTTACAGCAATGGCTAAAAGATTGAATTCTAATAAAATTCAATTCGGAGGTAAGTATGAACCTAATAATTGGAAAAAAGATATTGATCTTAATCTGATTGAAGATGCTCTTGTTAGACATATGATTGCTTTTATAAATGGAACTGATTCAGAAGAATCCCCCATAGATCATCTTGTAGCAATTGCTGTGAATTGTCAAATTTTTCACTATCACTTAACTAACAATAAACATGATTCAAATTAAAACAGTAACCATTACAGACGAAGATGCTGTTTCTTTATCTTTAGATTATAGAAATAACGAAAATTGTATCATCATTCAAATAGAAGATGGTTACGAATTTTCTGTTCTTATTGCTGAATGGAATGATTTTGTTCAGAAAATTCAATCTATAAAAGAATTAATCACACCACCACAAACAACAGAAACAGATGAAAGTAAAAATCAGTGATGAAGAATCCTATTGGGTGGTTTGGCAATATCCTAAAAAAGATGTAGTTTTTAATCAAGGTGATCCTGATGAAAGAATAGAAAGACATCCTATTGGAGAATCTTTTTGTTTTATCTATGATGATACTATTCAAGGAGAACCTAAACTTGTAGCAACAGGAGTTGCTGTTTGTGGAACAAAAGATAGATTTTCAAGAAAAGTAGGAAGACTTTTAAGTTTCCAAAGAGCATTAGGAAAAATTTCACAAACAGGCGACGAAAAACAAACTTGTTTTTATAGTACATTTTTTAATAGAAAAAACATTTGATAATAAAAATGTCCTGTATATTTGCAGGACATTAATTGGTGTGTAGTTCAACGGCAGAACTCTGGTCTGTTAAACCAAGAATAGCAGGTTCAATTCCTCTCACACCAGCCGTGACTGTAGTTCAATGGTTAGAACACTGGATTGTGGTTCCAGAGATAAGGGTTCGAGTCCCACTGTCACTCAATTTTAATTGCTCTTTGGTGTAATGGTAACACGTCTGATTTTGGTTCAGAAATTCTTGAGTTCGAATCTTAGAAGAGCAACTAATTAGTTTTGGCTCCTTAGCATTAATTGGCAGAGCATCGGTTTTGTACTCCGAAGGTTGTAAGTTCGAGTCTTACAGGAGCCTCTAAACATTAGAAAGGGTAACTCAGTTGGTTAGAGTTCTTGACTTTTAATCAAGATGTCGTAGGTTCGAACCCTACCCCTTTCACTTAAATTATTTATTATTATGAAACTATTACCTTATTTATTTGCATTTGCATTGGGTTTTGGATTATGCCTTTGGTTATCTACTAAAGGATGTTTTGGTTCTACTAAAGATGTTCAATATGTCAACACAGTTGAATACAAATTCAAAGACACTGTTATAGTAAAGACTAAAAGAGTTCCTGTGTACATCTCTGTAGAGACAGAAAAAACAAATCTTGACCCTCTTGTAATAGAAAAGTTTATAGATGTTTATCATGTCGATACTACTTATATTGATACTTCTTTCAATATGATTGTGAATACTTATAGAGATACTGTACGAGCAAAAGATTTTTCTTTTAATTACACTCTTGAAACTCTTGGGTATTTAACTAAATTTGATTCAGAAGTCTCTATAAATAAAGATTCCACTGTCAGAACAATAACACAACTCAAAAAACCTAGATTCTGTGCTCAGGTAGGATTATCTAATTTACTTCATCCTAAAGTAGGATTAGGATATAGAGGTTGGATTCTTGAAGCAGAATTTGGTCCTATTGATAAACCAAGATTCAATCAAATATTTTTAACCAAACAATTCACATTCAGATGAATAAATTAAAATTTAGTTTTCTGGCACTTTTTTTAATTAGTGCCAATCTTTTGTCTGCACAGGTAGTATCTAAAATACCCGCAGAACCAGATTCAATGACAGTTATTCTTCCTATTGGAGAATCTTTGGATACAGCATGGATTCTTGGAGTACTTGCTCAAGAAAAAGAACCTCTTAAAGCAGAAAGATTTATTGCTGTAACTCGCACTTATGTCTTTCAAAATCCAAAATTGAACAAACCTATTGAACAGTGGTTTGAAAGAATCCCAAGTGCTATGAATCCTAACGCATCAAGTAAAAGAATACCAGATTTCAAAAAGAATCTGGTATGGTACACAATACTTGAAAACCCTAAGTGAAAGTAAACAAACAAATTTTTAATTAAGGAGAACTCAAAAAGTTCTCCTTTTTTTTGTATATTAAATGAGAGAATTAATGACTATTTACAGATATAATTGGGAAGCCTGGATTAACAACAAGTTGATAAAAGGGGGAGTGATAGAACTAAATTATGATGAATTAATGGAACGTCACAATTCTCATAAATTACCAGAGTTAATTATAGAATGGAATAGAAGAGCAGAATTTCAATTTAATTTACCAGAAATCAACAATCAACCAAGAATACTTTGGAAATACTTCTTATGAAAGAATTAACACAAGAACAAATAGAAAGATATAACAAAGAAATTGCTCATTTTTGTAAATCAGTACACAATATGAGTTTTGATACTGATTGGCAATTATTAATGGAGGCTTATTGTGAACTATGTAAAGTATTACCTTTTAACTTCATAGACATCCAAAGAGATCATGTTTATGCAAATGGATATATAGACTTACCTTTTCAACAAGCAATTTTCTTTGTAGTAGGAGAAAATTGTGAGAAATATAACAAACGTGAATTTTTAATTAAAAACCAATCTTAAAATGAAAACACTTAAAATTATCTTGCTTATTTTAGTTCCTGTTTTATCTTACGGACAAATTACTATTGTTCCTACTGTATCTGATAATAGACTTGTCAGATATCAGAAATGGGCTGGTGTAGGAACTGATCTTAAATATGCTTCTCATGTAGGATTCTTTCTTTCTGGTATAGCAAAAGGAATGGAATACAAAAACAACGAAAGAGGCATTAATGAAACTAAATGGAATGATGTTCAAAACTACACTTTTGGACTTTCAAGTATCGCTTGTGGTACTTCTATTTATTTCACTAGAAAAGAAAAACATAAGGTAGGTAAGGTTTTGTTACAGTTAGCCTACTCTGCTACTTTCTTTTATTTAGGTAATCAAACAGGTAAATATTTAAACCGATGACACAAGATCAACTAGATGATATTATTGAAGATATCATGACATCAACTTGGGATTCAGGTGAAATTAAAATATTAAATTTTGCACGTCTTATGTGCGATAAACAAAAAGAGATTTGCTTTCAGCACGCTCTTCCTTATAAAGAAGGCGCTTTTGGAAACTACTATTATCAAGCAGATATTAAAGTAGAAAAAGAATCAATTATTAACTCACCTTATCCGGAAGAATTACTATGAATGAAGAATCAAGATATCAGGAATTAGAAATGGATTCTCAAAGCATAATAAATCTTCTTATTATAGCACAATCAGGAGATTTAGTTGCTATAGTAGATGATGAATATGGAGATATCATAGGTTATGCTATCAAGACTTATTCAGAAGAAGTGTTTGAACTTTTAAATTCAAATCCTTCGTTATAAAGCATTAAATAAATTTTCAAATGGACTTCAAACAAATAATTAAAGAAGAGTGGGAAAAGGAATTTCCCGAACAACTTTCAGGCTATGAGAAAAGCCTAATAAAACTTGTATATGAAGAAATAATCCTAAGCGTAGCATGGCGAGTTTGGAACTCTGCAATTGAAACTGCTGAGAATAATGCAATGATAGAAGAGCATGTTACTGAAGAATATGATGAAGAAAAGGGGGATATAACGGTTACTAACAAAGAAGTATATTCAGGAGGTTACATCAGAGACGAAAACTTTGTTTGTGTTAATCCGGAATCAATTTTAAAACTTTTAATAAATGAACAAGGAACAGATACAACACAAATTTGACCAAATTTTAGCACAAGGAAACTTTCCGGAAGTATTTGTAGAATTAGAAATGGACGTAGAGGTACTAAGATTATTTGCACAAGTATTTAACCTTGGATTAGAAGTTGCTGCTAATAATGCTGAAGCAGATTATAATATAATCGACTCTTTTGATAGAATTACTGGAGAGAACATAGAAGTGTATGTTTTAAAAAACTCAATACTTAAACATAAACTATGAAACACATTTTATGAACAAAGTAAAATATTTTGAAAAAACATTTAATACTCCTTTTGGCTTACACACTGTTTATTGTAAAGCAGTATTGTTTGGAGAGATTTGGAAAGTACATGTCGTATATTCTGATGTAGAGCCATACCTATTTACAATAGAAGTTAATGAAGAATTCTTTAAAGATGAATCTATTGTCACAATTCAAAAAAGTTTTTACACTCAACAACTAACTTTTCTGAAAGACTACTTTAGTTAAAAGTAAAGGGATTACTGAAATTAATCAGTAATCCCTCCCTTATTATTTATTTTCTTCTTACAAATTACAACTTAAGGTAGTCTTTTAAGACTTTTAATGTTTGGGCTTTAGTTTTTTTTACTTCCAAACCTAATTGATAAGAAAGTTTTACTAAAAAAGCCTTAGAGAATTTTGCTAATTCTTTATAAGAATTAAACAGTTTAAAAGGATCAAGACAACCAGTAGGAGTAGGTTCAGGATCAGGAGTAGGAGTAGGATCAATATTAGTAATTTTAATTTCTTCTATACACCAAAAGTCATCTGCTTCATTTGGGTTAAGCAAAAATGAATAAGGCATCCAGAATTTACCATTAAGTCCCCAATTTGTTCCCCAAGAGTTCTGAATAAGAAATGCTTTCTTGGAATTATCCCATCCTATAATAGTTACTGCGTGACCTCCTTCTAAATTTTCATTAGACTTAGGTATTGGCATAACACCAGTAGTAGATTCCCAATATCCAAAAAAAGAAGAATATACATTAAACCCAAAAGATACAGCAGCCCCACTCAAAAGAGTCTGTTTAATTATAGACTCGGATTGTTCTACAGTAGCATACTTAACAGTTACATTGAGTAAGCCATCTGTATAAACTTCTGTAGTAGGTTTTTTAGCAAAATCTCTTGTAATATAAGGCCATACTGATTCACTAGCAAGACCCCACTTGTTCAATGCTTTAAATCCGTCACGGATATAAGAACCTGAATCTTCATTCTCCCAACCTTGAATAGAACGTGCATTATAGTAAACAAAAAGTCTACTTGGGTTAAATTCAAAACTGTTTAAAATTTGAGCAGATTCATATCTGTAACAAGCACATGCAGAGTTTGCTACACACGAACCAATATCTTCTTGATCGTATACAGGAATTTGTAATGGAAGTTCGTATTTCTCAGGAAGAGAAACAGGAGCAAGAGTGTATCTTTTGGATACAATATCTCTTTCATCTACAGGTTCTTTCTTCCAATTAAGAATTCTATTTTCCATTCAAATACGCTTCTTTAAGTTGAGCAGTGCGGGGGCTTACAGTTGCTACTAGCAAACCAAGAATGGTTGTAAACAGAGTATCCAAATCAGACAAACCTACAGCAGAAAAAACTTTAGCAAGCCATTCAGGAGTAGGGAGATTCAGAGTGTTTGTTACGAATGCAGTAAACAATGCCATAAGTATCCCTTGAACAATAAGGAAAATAACTGGATTGACAACTTTGAGTTTGTCCAGTTGCATAGCCAACCACATAGATACTTTTTTAATGAGTTCCATAGTTTGAGTTGATTTTTTATTTAAAAATGAGAGACAGTAATCCTCCAACAATACCTGTAATAATCACACCAGTAATTAAATTTAATAGCCAGTTAAGGCGTGCTACTTTTTCTTCAAGTAAATAAATTCTTTTCTCGTGATCTTCTACTCTTGATTGCTGGATTCCTTTTAGATTTTTAATTTCTTCCGTAAGATCGTCTACATGTTTAACAAGATTACGAATTTGTTCTTCAAGAACAGCGAGTTCAGTCATAATTTTTTCTTCCAGTGTTAAATCCGATGTTAGTTCCAATCTCGGTTTTTGCATTTGAAACAATTCTAGGGATTAAAAATTAGTCATTTGTTCCTAAAGTAACTATTACTGTAGCACTTACTCTTACATTAAAAGTCCAGTCTCCTGAACTTGCATTTTCAGCAAAGAACAATCCTTTAATAGGAATATTGGCATTGTCCATTTCTGCTTCTGTTGGAGTAGCAATAGTAGCAACATACACTACAGGAGCAGTAGGATAATAATCACAACAGTTTGTGGTTACTGCCAAACTTCGGTCTACTAAAGTATCGAGAGTAGTTCTCCATAAATCAAGGCCGGGCTGATTTTTACCTGTTTTTCTTTTCTCATAAAATCCAGGTTTTACTACAAATTTAATCATTTCTTTTCTTTCTTGTTTTAGTTAAAAAATCTTGTTAAGGAATAAGAGTTGTTGCAACACGTTCCCATCCACTAGCACTTTTACAATATATATAAGTATCGTCTCTGCACATACTGCCTACAACACCTGCTGTATCAGCAGCACTTGAAGGAGTATAAGTAGCCAAGTTTAAAAATCCACTAACATTAGTACCATCGGTATTAAAAGTTAGCGTGTTGGTATCACTTGCATCCACATATCCTACAGTTATGGAATCAAACTCCATATCTATTTTAGTTGTAGTATCTACGGCATTACCTATTTCAACATAAAACTGTCGTCCTGTTCCTGCTCCCAAGAAATTAAGGATGCCCAAAAGAGTAACAGTTCTGTTGTTTGCTACAGAGCCATCTCCGGAATAAATTCCATTTCCGTCAGCAGGAGTAGTACCACTTTCTAAGTCTTGAACTCGACAAAGTAGTTTTCTATATCTGCCAGTAAAATAATTGTATACTTGTTCAATAGTCATAGTAGTATAATTTATATAAAACCTTTTGCTTTTTCAAATTTACATTAACACAATAATTATTTTTAATTTTAACGTTTCATCATACCTATCATAGTTTGAAGTTTTCCTTCTGGATTGTCAAGAGAATACACAATATTATCTATTTGGAAAACTTTCATTCCATAGTGAATGAATTTAGAATCTCCTTTCTCAATATTATAAGCGGGCATATTTCTATCATAGTATGCACTTTCATCTCCTGTGATCTGACCATAACCTGCATTAATAGTTTTCCACAAGTCATTTACTATTGAGAAACCTATTGTAGGATTCATAATGATTTTAGGAAGTTCTGTAAGAACAGGAGGTATCACCTGACTTTCTACATTCCAGAAAGGCATTACAGTTAACATTTCTGTTTCTGCTTTGGCTTGAAGAGCAATCAAAAGGGTAAGATTCTCTGCGTAAGAGTTTTCTTTTAACTTCTTGTACTTGTCAGGGTCATCAGCATCAAATCCGTACACAAGTCCTATTAAGAGAGAAGAAATAACAACAAAAGCAACCTCGTTCAAGGTAGTGATGTAGTTTCTTTTTTCTTCTGGTGTAAAAGTATGCCAGTACATTTTACCATCTCTCATTAGGTCTCTCATCATTGTTAGGTTCAATCTGAGGAAAGTTTTCCAATAACCCTCTATATCTTCACCTATCATGTAGTTTTCTTTCTTAGAATCAAATCTCCTACGAATCATAGGGATTAACCAGTTCTTAAAATAAAGAAGGGCTTGACCAATAGTATAAGTACCCAACAAAGTCTTGTCTGCTATTTTACCTTGTACGTATTCTGCTGCTGTTTTGAAAGCAAGTTTAGTATCTATCAGATAATCTTCATCAACAGGTCTTCCTGTTTTATAATCTACCCATCCTTCTTCTGCTTTGAGAGTTCCGTCAAATCTAAGAATAGAATGTAAGTCTTTAATTTCATCTCCTTTTTTCACCTTAACGTGATATAAATGTCCGTAGAGTAGATTAGTTGAGATTGCAAATTCCATAGACTCGTTCATAATCATTATATGGCGATCTTGCATTATCCTTTTAGAACCTCCTTTATGGATTACTTCGGAAATGTTATTCATTCCACCTGGATTAAACCAAGTAATGATCTGATAATCTAAGCCTCTCTTTTCAGGGTTTTCTACTTCAGTGAGATACTTAAAGAAATTAGTGTTCATGTTAGCAGCAGCCTTTCTCATACTTGAGTTAGAAGACCAGTCACCAAACTTACCACCAATAAGGTTTTGAAGTCTACCCTGAAGGTTATTTTTAAGAGTGTTAGCAATACCAAAGGGCCAGCCCAAAGAACCCCATGTATTTGCTTTACGAATTACTGTCAAGGCTCTATCAATGTACTTGCCATTCTTACCAAGTTCGTACTGTTTGTTGACTCCATAAATGTAGTGATCTTGAGCAAACTGAACTGCTTTAAGTCTATTTACATTGTTGCTTACAGGTCTTCCCTTAGAGTCTTTAGTTATCTGAGTGTTCTGTAAAACATCCTCAAGTAATCTAAAAGTAGGAAGTGTATGTAACATCTTAGTACTCTTAGCAGTAGAGAACCCAAACATAGTAGTAGTAAATACAATATCTTTACTTACGTTCTCCAACTCTGCGTAATGAGAATAAGGAACAGCAATTCTTGTATATCTACTGATTCTTGAAGTATCTTCTTTGTCTTGTTCTTTCTCTCCTATCCATCCATTAATCCAAGAGATTAATTTGTTTTTGATTCCTTTTGGACTTTCTGGTTCTACAGTTTCATCAAAGTTTCCTTCACCTTCTTCAAATCTATTGTTCTTGTCAATGAACTCATTGTACATATTCTTGAGATATTGACCAGAAGCCTCAAATCCTCTTTTCTTAACATAAGGAATACCAAACTCAAGTCTTGCTTCTTTTGGAGCAGTTTCTTGAGTTTTTAAGTGGTAATCAGTTAATGTTCTAAGAGCCTGATACAATCCTATATCTCTAGAGTTCTGACTGTTCTGTAACTTTCTGTAAGCAGGATTAAAGTATTTCTGACTTTTAGGAAGCCATCTATAAGTAATAGGATTCCATGTAACCCAATTCTCTTTAACTGTTTGAAACTCAGGCTTAACTACTCTTTGAGAATACTTAGCAGAAGGTACAGTAAGGACAAACTTAGAATCACTTGGTTCTATTTTCATCCACAAATAAGTAGGTGTTATTGAAGACCTTTCTTCTCCAAAAGCATCTTTATAACTTTTTATCAAATGGTTTCTGTGATACCATTGAGTAAAAGCATTGTCTTTATCTTTAAGGAATTCATTCCATTCATTCGTATTAATTAAGACCTCAAGATTAGAGTTATAGTTAAAATACAAATTCGGATGAAGTCTGTTAAACTCCTCGACTATGTTACTTGCATGAGCAAGTTCTACAAAAGTATCACTGTAAGCATCTGTTACTTGTTTGTTTTGAATTTCATTTAACTGATTTATTAAATCACTTAACTGTCTTTTAAGAGCCTTAATTTCAGAACTATATAATCCTTCACGTTCCTCCCTTACTAATTTTTTTATGTTCTCAATCTTTTGTTCGTACTCAAGTATTTTTTCTTGTACTTGAGGACTAGTTACTGATCCATCTAATACTTTGTCTTCATCTCTGTAAGGGCTAGAAATATTAATTAAAGATTCCCATGTTTCTTTAAGGTCTATGTTTTCTGCTTGACCATAGGCAGCAGCAAGTTTGTTACTTACTTCACTTATTTTTTCTGTGATTTCAGAACGAGCATCATACCATTCTTGAGAATATCTTATGTTGGTATTCTCTTCCATCCAATCTATAAGTTCGTGCGGAGCAGTTTTTTTTAGTTCTGAATAGAGTTCAGAATAATTATCCTTGTTGTTTAAAAGAGAAAGATACGTTTCTCTTAAAGAATCTTCTACACTTAATGTGTTCAGAAAAATAGTAAAATCTTGCTCGAAGGTTTTGTTATCTATTGACCATTCGTGCATTTCATTATCTATTTCACTTTTTCTGCGAGCCATCCTAGCCATCTCTAAATCTGAACCTGTTTTTGCAGAACCATCAAAGTAAACATCACTTTTAACTTGGCTCCACTGTCTCCTTAAATCTCTGATTTCCTGATTGAGTAATTTTCTGTTTTCAGGATTAGTTTCACCTCTAAGTAAAAGAGACTTAGAATTAATGTCAGACCATATAAGATCAGATTCTACTTTGAGTTGCTCAAAAAGTTCAGGATTTTCATTTCTTAACTCGTCATACCTTTTATAATATTCTTCAGTGTAAACCCTATGCCAGTTTTCTGTTTCCCAATCTTCAAATTTCTTTCTCTCTACTAAGTATTCTTTTCTTATTTGTTCGAGGTTTTCGTCTTTGTTTTGTTTTGCAGCCTTAAACTTATCGTAACTTTCCAAGAAAGGCTTTTTCATTTCATCATATTCGTGTCTATTCTGCCAAGGATTTAAATATGCCCATCTATCTTTAAGTTCATACTCTCCATTGGCAGGATTAAACACAGGAGTCTTCTCTACTACAAGAAGTTCTTCCAAGTCTTTTTCACTTAAGTTGTATTTGTCTTTAATCTCTTTAATATTAATGCCCATTTCCTGACCTCTCTGTAATTCTCTAGACTCAACTTGAGCAAATGCTTTCTGTAAAAGTTTACTAACAGAACCTATCAAGGGGTCATTGCTGTTGTAAAGAGTTTTAATCCAAACTGTCAAAGAATCTATATCAGGAGTTTCACCCATTAAAATACGAGACACATCTTCTACTCCCTTGGTTTTGAGAGTATCAAGTTCTTTTTGGTACTTAGCCTTTTCTAAAGGGTCTGTACTTGCTTCCATTTTTTCTTGGACTTCTTTGAACCTTGATTCTTTGGTCCAGTTATAGGCAGCAAATTCATTACTAAGTCTTTCACTTAATACTTTAATGTTTAAATCATGTGCTATATCCTTGGTACGAGTAATTTGAGTATCTAACTCACCAAGTAAACTATCTACTGTTTGAGTATTAGGAATGTCTTTAATTAACTGTCTGAAGTCCTTAATGTATTCTTGCCAAGATGTACCTATCTTGGTTATTTTAGAAAGTTCATAAATAGCCTTTTCCATACTATCTATGTCTCCCTTGTTTATAAGGTCTTTAGTTGCTTGATACTCATTGTCATTTCTTTCTTTAAAGAAACCTATAGTTCCTTCAATAGTAGAATAAAACTGAAGTAAAGCATCTCTGTATTTATCAGTTTCTTCAATGAGTTTTTTAGCAGCATCCGCAGATTTAATAGGAAGACCCAGATTTCCATATTGATCTCTGAACAATTTAGAAACTTCTTCTTCTCCCATATCAGATAAAATACGTTCTGTTCTTTCTATGTCATTGAGTTCTCTTCTGATAAGTTCAAACGTATCTCCTACAAGTCGAGTCACAGAACCTTCTTTAGTCTCATTTACTCTTTCGAGTTCATCTAAAAACTTTTCAGTTACTTTATTACGAGATTCTCTTTCTCTTTCTCTTCTATCTCTTTCTTCTAAAGTAACGTACTCACTTTTACGACTATTGTATTGGACAATATTATAAGGCTTTGTAAGAGAAGGCTTACCGTTGTCTACAATAAGTAATCTTCTTTCTCCATCTCTATCTAAAACCTCTTGTAAGGAGTTAGTTTCTCTTTCACTTATAATGTTTCCATCAGCATCTTCTATGATTTCTGTTACGTTAATTCTTTCTATTCTTACATTCTGACCAAACTCACTTCGTATCCTTGATTCTAAAGCAGGACTTACAAACATCTGAGTATAAATAGTAATTTTATCAGAACCTATAAATCGAGATTTATCAGCAAGTTCTCTACCTAAACTTGTAAGTTTAACTGTCTGATAATAATTGTCCCTTTTTTGAGATTGTGCAGTATCAAATAAGAATGCTCTTTTTTCAGCACTTGAGCCTGGATAGTTTTTATAGTCAAACAAAGTATCATTAAGATTGAAGTAAATTCTATCTGTGTTACTTACGTTAGTGTTCCTAACACTCTCAAGAATCTTAATCTTCTCCACGTAATCTGCAAGAGAATACATTTCTTCTAATTGATAAGCCCTATCTAAGTTTAGGCCAGAAGTGTCAAGGTTTACAATTCTTTCAGCAGACTCTATAAATGAGGAGAATGTTTTAGGTCTTCCTTTAATCCACTTAATAAAATTAGCCATCCATCTTTGAATATTCTCCCAAAGAGAGTCAGAGCCAGACATTTTCCTTGCCAGAGTCTTATCTGATAACCAAAGACTTATAAGTTTTGCAGCAGCCTCTCCCTTTAATTTCTTAGTGTCATTACCATAAACTTCTCTATACTCTTTAACAACTTGTTTGTAGATTCGGGTATTAGTAATCTCATCTAACATTCTCTGTTTAAGAGGATTAGAGTCTTCCATTAACTCAAAGAATACGTGTGCTACTTCTTCAGGAAGAGCAGATTGTTTACCATTCTGTAACTGAATTAAAAAGTTCTTAAAGTCTATTAACCCATTTACTCCTTTACTTGCTAAAAGATCATCTACTACTTCTACTCTAAAATCAGGATTTACTTTCTTTACAAAGTTTATTAGAGATTGGTAGAGTTCAGGAGTTACTTCTTTATTAGTTGTTGGAATAAGTTGAAAAGGTAATTCATCATCAAATTGCCTATAAGAATTTACATAATTCCGATTAACAGGTACAACTTCACTTCTAATTAAACTTCTTGGATATTTTTTAGATACTTCTTTGAGTTTTGCTATTTTAGTATTAATTAATGCCTGAGAAGTATACTTTTGCCTCATTTCTATTTTTCGCGCTTCAGATTCAGGAGTAATAGTTCCATCCCAATCTTCTTCTTGTTCTATTTTGTCTTTAGTACTTTCAATACTTTCTTTTAAGTTTTCTTTAGTTACTAAAGGTTTTACTTCATTTATTAAAGGTTGTAACTGATCTTTATATTTTTCTATTAGCGAGTCAAACTCTTCTTTTGTTATTTCTAATGTTTCGTCTGGTCTACCAAAAGAACTGGCAAACTCAGGTTCAAAATAATATTTGTTATTTTGGTGAGTAATCCTATTTGCATATAGAAGTTTTCCTTTATCATCAAACTCAGGTACAATAAACTCAATTATATTATTTTCACTATCCACTTGTCGTATATAAGCACTTTTTTTTGTGATAGGTTTTCTAATATTAATATTTGGTTTAACTAATTTTCCATACTTAGAATCTAATATACCATTGATACCATCAATAATCTTTTTAGTTTGATATGGAATATCTTTATCGTATTCTAACCTAAAATTATTACCTGTTAGAACAATTCCTAATTCATTATGATGATGGTCTAAATCATCTATAATAGATGCTAAATTGGGCTGAACAAAAGATACATAATTTAGAGAAGGATATTTAGTGTAAGTAACACCAAGCAATTCAGATTTTTTATTTTTATTTACTCGTAAAGAAGCATCCGAAACACTTCCTGAATAGACATCTGCATTAGCAGCCCATAATATATCTTCTGATTGAGGATATATTTTAAATTTGATTTTACCCCCACCACCTTCTAAGTGATCTATTTGTCTATTAATAGGTTTAGTGAAAGCAGAAATAGCAAACTTTCCACCTGCTTTTTCATTATCTTCAATATGTGTAAGTAAGTTTTGCATCATAAGATTTACATCAAATGATGAATATGCCCCAACAACAGATACAAATTCTTGGCCTCTTGAATATATCTCTTCCGGATTATAAACAATATTGTTGACCTTTTTCCATTCTTCTATGATTCCTTTAGACTGTTCGTATTCTTTATTTTTTTCTATAAATCCATCTAAAGTGGCATACTTCATATACATGTTATAAAATTGAACAACATCGTTTTCTGGAGCAGGAGTATCATAATCTCCACGTACCCATTCTCCTGTTACAGGGTCTTTTCTGAAAATATCATGATCGTATCCTGTAGGACTAAATTCATTAACAGGTATTTCTGAAGAAGAAGTTACAACTCCTTGATTGTTTTGTATTTTTACATTACTTAAATCAACATCTTCAATACTTTTAGACAGTTGACTAATGTGCCTACTTGCTTCAGCATAAGTTTTAAACTTCATGTTATCAGGAGTAGTATATTCTACTTCATATCCAGGTAATATTAACTTTGAATTTGAGTAAGCTAGAATATCTGCAATATCACCAAGAGTAGTAAGTTTTATATCAGATTCTTTAATATAGTTACTACTAATATATTCCTTTATTTCTTGTTCATTAAGAACTTTATTGTTTATATAATATTTACAAGCCATTTTTAATTTTGTTTTTGTTTACCATGATATGAAATTTCTTTATTAAACAAGTGGTAA